ACGTTGGCTAAGTTGTCTACGTTTGTGGAGGCTGATGGTTGGGATCAACAGGACGGCATCCCACTTGTTCGGGTCTATGGCAAGAGCGACACCTACACGGCACATACCCGCAACGCTACGGGCGTAGTGGATGTGCGTTCACGTCCTATGTACAAGGAATGGGCAGTCAAACTACGCATTCGGTTTGACATGGATCAGTTTAAAACTGTGGATGTAATTAACTTGATTAGCCGTTGTGGCTTGCAAGTAGGAATTGGAGCAGGCAGACCAGACAGTAAGGCTAGTGCCGGATGCGGGTTCGGTTTGTTTCAAGTTGTAGAGAGCGACCGAGAAAACGCAATCAAAGCTAAGTTTGGCATTGAGTAACGTTTAAACCAAGGCAGGCTGGGCTAGGAGCGGCTCGGCTTGGTACGGAGAGGCTCATTCCGGCACGGCAGGCTAGGCGCGGCGAGGTTCGTTACGGCTTGGTTTGGTATGGCAGGCGGGGATCGGAGTGGCATGGCGCGGTGCGGTCGGGCTGGGTTTGGCGTAGCAGGCGCGGAGAGGTGCGTCGTGGACAGGTCTGTTCGGGACAGGTTTGGTGAGGCAGGCAAGGCAAGGCGAGGCACTGTGAGGTGAGGCATGGCTAGGCATAGCAGGCATGGACAGGCATGGCCGGGAAAGGTGGGGCGCGGCGGAGTTAGGTTTGGCAGGCATGGCAAGGCTAGGCATGGCAAGGTATGGGCAGGTTTGGTACGGCAGGCGAGGCATGGCTTGGACGGGCATGGCGCAGTATGGCAGGCATGGAAAGGCACGGCGCAGTGCGGTAGGGCGGGGCAAGGTATAGCAGGCATTTATGTTTAAACACTAAGGAGAAACTATGAACGAAGAAAGAAAATTGTTAGAGAAGATGGCACGTCGCAATGGCGGGGTGCTGATGATTGATGACGTTATCAAAGAGGCTCAAGACGAAGGCAGTATTCTGCACAGTCATTTTGAATGGGATGACTCAGAGGCGGCTGTTCAATACCGCAGGGAACAGGCTAGAACCCTGATCCAAAGATGTCGAATCACTGTGTTGTCAGATGAGCCAACACATGTACGGGCATTTGTAAGCCTGCCATCAGACCGTGAAACGGGTGGTGGATACAGGATGGTTGCTGATGTAATGACAAGCGTTTCAATGAAAGAGGAATTTGTCCATGACCTTCAGTTGACTATTGCCCGTTGGACTAAAAAGTTGCACCTAGTTGACTCAGACATCGCAGAGTTAATTGTTCAATTAGATGAAAGCTTGAAGCAACGTGCTAGTAATGCAGAGGAGGCTCGTGTATGACAGATGAGGAAAAGAAACGCATGGAGCACCTTGAGCGTGTAGAAAAATCCGCACAAGCTTTAGTAAAAGCATTTACCAATCAGTTGGACTATAACAGTTGGGACAAGGCGTTAGATAATCTTGAGGCACTACTGAGGGATAAGCCATGAGCAACCGTGAAGTATGGGTATTTTTAATTGTGACGGTCGCTATGTTTTGGGGTTGGACTTTTTTAAAACTATTGGGATAAAAATGATTAAACAACTTAGCGGTTGGGAAAAGGCAATGAGTTGGCGAAAGCGTCAAATGGTTGAAGCAAACCTTAAGCGTGACTACACCGACATCCGCAACCAAGTATTAGAAGAAGTCGCCCAAGAGTTCGACCGGATGAAGAACGGTGGCGACACATCAGCAAGTTTTGCAAGTTACGTAAGGGGTATGAAACGTGAATGGGTTTGTTAAACAACAATTAGCTTTAACTGGTATGCAGCCTCATACGCACCAGTTTAAACAATGCGGTAAATGCCAGCAAGACAAGCCCCCGGAAGGCGGTATCCAGATGAGTTTAAACAGATGGTACTGCGCTTCCTGCTGGGCTAACAAAGCAACGAGAAGGCCAAAGAATGCCTAGACCTAAACCACCTATGCCTTTGATAGGCCGTCAGGTCAGAATGTCAGACCTTGAGTGGCTGATGTTTCTAGATCTTGGTGGGGCTGACTGGCTCCGCACCTTGGTCAAAAAGAAAGCGAAGTTTCCAACCCCGTACTACATGTTAAAACTGAAGGAACAAAATGATTCAAAGAGCGGATGATTACCAAATAGATGGCCGTCATTACAAGGACATGGAGATGCAACCATGGTCTGTGATGGAGGCAGTACTAACGCCTGAGGAGTTTGTAGGATTCCTCAAGGGCAACATTATTAAATACGCTATGCGACAGGGGCACAAGGACGGCTCTCACGATTCTGAGAAAGCCCGTCACTACGCCCAAAAGCTGGCAGAGTTTCAGGCGTTCTTATGAACGAGTGTAAACAGGAGTACTGCGATTTCGTCGGCAGCAAGGCGTTTGAGGACGACGGCGGCTGGAGCTACGAAGTTTGGCAGGCAGCCCAGCAGGCTGTGTTTAAACGACTGGCTGAGAGATTCCGCAGCTACGGAAACATCGACTACACCGGTAAAGAGATTGCGAATTACATCGACTTTATAAGCAAGCAAGATGTATCGTAATAGGCAACTGCTTGACCTAGTGCGGGAATCACCCTGTCAGATCTGTGGGGCACAGGATGGCACGGTGGTAGCCGCACACTCCAACCAACAACGCGATGGAAAAGGAATGGGCATCAAGGCTCACGACTATAGGATTGCCGCCTTGTGCTATACATGCCACGCAGATATAGACCAAGGGAAAACCCTAAGCAAGCAAGAGAAGTTTGAGAAATGGGATGAAGCCCACCGAAGAACCATTGGATGGCTATTCGAGCGGGGTCACCTTACATTACATTCGCCCTGAGCATGTTGATGTTGGCTGTCAAGGCATTCTGAGCTTGGTTAATTCTCAGGAGAGCCTCTTTCTTGGCATCGGCATCCATGTTAGAACTGCGGATCATGACCTGAGCCTGACGGAAATTCTTCATGGTCTTCTCTAGGTCAAGGATGTAATCCTTATTGGCAAGGAGCTTGATGTTTTCTTGCATAAACTTGCCGCGCTCTTCAAAGTTCATGGTGCGCTCAAGCAGGCTTGATGTCCGGACAACCTCATCCGTAGCGTTCTTTAGATCGTAGTAGGCTGTTACTGTGCCTCTGGCTTCAGGATCCAAAGCAAAGCGTTTGATGAAAGGCATCTGCTCAAAGCGTTTAGACGCATTGGGGTTCTCGGCATTCATGTTCATAATGCCATCCAAAGCGCTGACCATGTACATGCCCATCGTACCTGTGTAACCACCGATCAGGTGATCAATCTTCATAGGCGACATGCCCAAGTTAGAACCCAAGGTGGCGGCAAGCGATGAAGTTCCGGGGCCGACTTGGAACTCCGGGGCAACTCCTTCCAAGCCTTGGCCAACAATAGGTCTGCGTGTAAACAGGGAGAAGTTAGTCTCTGTCTCCACAAACGGCTTGATGGCTTGCGGTAAGTAGTCAATGGCCAGTGTCGAACGCAGATTCCTAGCCATGGAGTCAAGGAAGTCTTTGCTTGTATCCTGACCCAATGTCAGAGCCATGATCCGCTCAGGGATGACCTTAAAGATCACACCAATCTCAAACGGGATTGGGATCTTGATCCCTAAGGATGGGACAAGCCAGTTGTTGTCCTTAGTTTCCTGTTCTTGCTTCTTGTATTCCTCGTCGTCGTGGGTCAGAGTCCAGTACATAGCAGACAGAGCGGCCATGGTCAGACCACGCACAATAAAGCGCTTCTGAATCATGGCGGCATCTTTGTTATTCATCTCTCCAAACGACGCTCTATAGAGCACGTCCAAACCTTGCATACGGGCGTTTAAGAACGGGATGGCCGCTGTCAGTACACGGATAACAGGAGAGCTACCCTTGCGGTTAAAGTTCATCACCTCAAGCGCACGGTGCAGAGCTTCTGCCTCGTTCTTGGTTTCGGCTAGGGTGCGTTTATACACCTCCATCCTTGTTGCCATATCAGACGCAGTTGTACCTTTTTCTAAAGCTTCCCACAAAGCTGTGGGTGCACTCATGGGATTGAGAATACGTTGGAATAAAGACTTGCCCTCGTATTTTTTCTTCAGTTCCTTCTCAAACGCCTTAGCGCTTGTCTCAATGTTCTGAGAGAACTCGTATCCGCCACCAATACCAGCGTTTAAAAGCGCTTCAAACTCTGGTGACGTACCGGCCATGGCCTTGCCAAAGTTACTGACTGTGTCGGCAATTGGAGTCATCTTAACTCCGCTAGTTACGTATGCCGCCATCGAGTCACGAACCATGTTCGCCAACATGAAGCCGGGATCCTTGGTAACCATGTTCCTCAGGAAGTTAGCCGGGCCGGACAGCAGGCCGATAAACGGCAGGTCAGGCATGTTTAAACTCTTAACAGCGTTAATGAACAGGTGATCAGCAACCTGATAGGTAACGACCTGACCTTTTTCCAGTACCTGCACAGTGTCTAATCCTGTGGGAGCATTGGGGCGTAAACGCTCGGCCATGTCAATTTCCATGGCTCGGTCAATGGCACGCTGTGCCGCCACGTTCTTCATACCCATTTGAATAGAAGACTGCGTGTTACGGACAACGGTTTCTAGGAAGTCAGCCAGCGGGGCTTTGTCTTCGCCCTTCTTAAGCTTCTTAGGCTTCTTAACTCCAGAGATAGACTGGAAGATGTTTGGCCCAATAGTCTTCTCGCCTTCCATCTGACGATAGAACGGGATGTAGTCAGAGTGCTCAGTGAACTTAGCGCGGTCGCCTTCAGACAATACGCCTGTGTCCACTAGGTACTGCATCAGTCCATTGTTAAACGTTGTCCATTCTTTTTGGATCTGAACAAACTCAGGGTATTGCTTTTCCAAAGCTGCCGCTCTTTTAACGTCATCCTCGGTAAAGATGTCTGGCCTGCCTTCTGCGTTTAAACGAGAACCACGCTTAACGCCTCCCCAGAACTGATAGAGCTGGTAGATATAAGGATCGTTGTATTTTGACAACGGTGCAAAGATAGCCACTGGGCCTTTGATCTTGCCCTTGTCGTTGAAGGCTTTGGTCACGCCATTGGCGTACACAGGGATACCACCGTTGCGGTCATGCACACCCAACACAGATGCGGTAACGCCTGCGGCCAAGTCAGACTGCAAGGCTCCAGCTTCTGCGCTTTCATCCGCCATTAAGGCCGCGCCACCACGTTTCTTAACAACAGCCTTATCCACATCGGACAGTCGGTTGTAGCGGTTTAGGGCTTGAGCACGCAGTTCGGAGAATGAGTCACCGCTCAAAGCTTGAGTAATGCGATCAGCATAGCCCTTCTCTTCACGGGTAGTCGTTGTCTCGTTTACACGTTTAACAATGGCCGGGTCAGTGGAATCACGCAGGCTGTAACGAACATCAGGGTTGTACTTACTGTATGCGCCCGTGTTATCTGTGGCAGACTTAATTTGCGTTGGCTCAAATGGCACATACGAGTTGCCTGCGCCTTCCATTTCGTTGCTGTAAACAAGCCCGTCATAACCGGCTTTTTGGAGAATCTTGACAAGGGCTGCACCAATTTCTGGTTCGCTGCTGTACTTGTCCCTAAATGAGTCGTACTTCTCCACGCTGATCAAGTCCATATCCATCATCTGATCTGCCAGATGATCAGGCGCATACGATGCCATGTGGCTTACTTCTAACGGGTTTTGGATTGACAGGTAATAGTCACCCATCGTTGGTGAGCGCGAGTCAAAGTCGTACTGAGTACCCCTAAATTCAGCCTGCTCTTTAGTTCCAAAATGAAAGCCCATGCTGGATAAGTCTGTCTTGTACTTCTTATCAAAGACGTTGGGTTTGGCTTTGGAGATGTGGCTAACCACTAAAGGCTTGCCATCTGCATCCACAATCTTGCTGTCACCAAACCATTCTTGGAACTCAGGCGTATCAGGGGCTTGACGTAAGCTGTAACGAATATCGGGGTTACCGCTTCCGTATGTACCTACGTTGCCTATAGAAGATTTAACTTGTGAGGATTCAAAAGCAACCCAATGTCTGCCGTCTTTAAAGCCATCGTAGCCACCAGCCTTTAAAATCCGCTGCATGGCATCGCCATCACCGTTTAAAGCATCAGCGCTGGGCAATCTGCCATCAGTAAAGAACGGGACTTTATTTTTAGCCCATTCTGCCGCACGCGCATCACTCATGTGCTGATTAGATGCAATCATCTCTTTGAGATATGCATCCTTCATAGCGGGAGTCACACGGCTTTCACCAGCAATGTAAGGCCGCTTGATGTTTAAATACACAGGAAGAACTTGTGAGCCTTCTTGGTATTGTCTTGTCTTTCTGTCTGCGGCATAGTCAGATGCCTCATCTGCGTATGGAGTAAAGTAATAACCAGCTACATTACCCGCCCTGTTTTTACGCTCAACCTTGCCGGTAAATGCATTACCTTTGAAATCTGGTGAGCCATGATAAACAACAAGCGGTTTACCATCTTCATCTACCACCTTGCTGCCAGCAAAGAACTGTTTAAACTCAGGCGTATCTGGCGCAGCACGTAAACTAGCGCGAGCCTGTTTAGTAAACTTAACAGGTTGACCTTGATCAGACTTGATCTTCTCCTGATTTGGAATAACCAATGTATCGCCATCACGCTCAGGATCGTAGTCAAGGAAGAAACCATTGTGTTTGGCCGCCGCATCCTCAGGCTTGGTGGTGTTGTCCTTGTTGGTCAAGCCAATGATCAAGCCATCACCGCTCTCTTTGACTGGGTCAAGGAAGCGGGCATCGTACTCATCACCGTTCCACACCTCAAACGTTTTGCCAGTTCTTTCGTCCTGAACAAACTTAGGCATGGCTGAACGGCTTGTAAACGCCATAGCCACGTTGCGACCGCTAGGCAGAATCTTATCTACCATGCGATCCCAGTTGGAAAACTTGTTGAGGATAGTTGTATTGCCAACAACTTGAGATGCACCAGTTGAGCTGTATGTCAGGTGGTGGTTAGGTGCGATTGGCTTAGTGTCTAGCTTCGTGTAGTCGTAGAAGGTCACATCAGGGAACATGTTGATGATGTTCTCAAACGTGTTGGGGTTAAAGTCAGATGTAACGTTTAAACGAATAGCCGGGTGGTAATCTAAATCTCGTGCTGCCTTGCGGAATGATTCAATCTGCTTAATCATGGCAATGGCAAACGCTTCAGGGTTTACCACTAGAGCCTCAGTCTTTAAGTACTGAGACAAGCGTGGGCCTGAGCGCCACTGACCTTCGCCACCGTACAGCAAGTTCTGTCCAGAGGTTTCTCCAAGGCACAAGTCCTCGCAGATGCCTGACTGTGGGCATGTGGTAGCACGTTGCTCGTCATTAATCTTTTGCGCAGACGCAAAGCCAAGTCCTGTAGACATGACCTTTTTGCCGTTGTAAGTAAGGCCGTACTCACCGATGTTGGTCTTCTCTAGCTTGGAGTTAGCACCGAACAGACGGCTGATGTTGTGCTCTGCACGGAGCACGTCCTTAGCTTCACGTGCCATGATGCGACGATCTGCCGCAGAAGCATTAGCCCACTTTGTTGCCGCATCGTTCACTGCGGTCGTGACTTGCTTCAGTGTGCGGTCAGGATGCAGTCCCTTGGTACGCGGTGCATTGAGTGTAAACATCTTGGTCAGAGCCATCTTCTTCTCAAACGCTTTACCTTCTGCGATTGGGATAAAGAAGTCTTTCCGGCCATCTGGGTACTCTTCTAGTAAATGAATCACCGACGGATCCACTTGAAGCAACACGTTTGCACCATCCACGGGCTGATCAATCATGCCGGGCTTGTTTGTAATAGCCGCTGAACTAGACTCGTTGGTCAGGTAAATACGGTTGGCTGTAGGCGAGTGACCCTTGAGCTTACGGGTTGCCGCCAGCTCTCTGGCAGACTCATTAGTCGTTGGGTAGTACAACGTCACTGTGCCGTTAGC